CGTTAGAGAGGCTTCATGATCATATAAGAAAAATGTTTACTGGACGCAAAGGCGACAAGTTAACACGCATAGACATAGCAGACATTGGAAACGTTATTGGAGTATGTGTAGTATCTGGAAACGTTCGTCGTTCAGCTGAGTTGTTAATTGGCCGTTTAGATGATCAAGATTTCTTAAACTTAAAAAATTCAGAACGCTTTCCTGAACGCAACTCATATGATTCATCTGCTCCAGGTTGGGGTTGGATGTCTAACAACTCTGTAGAAACAGTAGTTGGCGCAGACTTATCTTCTATAGTAGAAGGCATCTCTCTCAACGGAGAGCCTGGTGTTCTTTGGATGGACATGTCCCGTAAGTATGGACGTCTAGCTGATCCACCAAACAACAAGGATCACAGAGTTGCAGGCTATAACCCATGCGCTGAGCAGTCACTGGAATCATATGAGTGTTGCACCTTGGTGGAGACATATCTCAATCGTCACGACAGCCTAGAGGACTATAAGCGTACTCTAAAGTTTGCATACCTCTATGCCAAGACCGTTACGCTCCTTCCTACTCACTGGGAAGAGACTAACGCAATCATGCAACGCAATCGTCGCATAGGCGCATCAATGTCTGGTGTTGCAAACTTTGCTGATCGCGTTGGAGTTCCGGCACTTCGTGAATGGATGGATCAGGGATATAAGACTATTCAGCGATATGACAATGTTTATTCTGAGTGGTTGGGTATTCGTGAATCGATTAAGATGACGACTGTCAAGCCTTCTGGAACCGTATCTATTCTTGCTGGTGAATCACCTGGCGTACACTGGACACCAGGTGGCAAATACTTTAATAGAACTATTAGATTCTCCAACGAAGATCCGATGCTACCACTATTTAGAATGGCCAACTATAGAGTCGAGCCAGCTTCTGAATCACCAAATACAACTTCTGTTGTGTATTTCCCAATTAAATCCGATGCTGAAAGAGCTGAAAAAGATGTTACAATCTTTGAAAAAATGTCTTTAGCTGCAACTGCACAACGTTATTGGTCAGACAACTCTGTATCTGTAACAATATCTTTTAATAAAGATACTGAGGCAGAACATGTCGGAACTGTATTGCATATGTACGATGGACAGCTTAAGACAGTATCCTTTTTGCCAAGCGGTAACGATACGTATCCCCAAATGCCATATACTCAAATAACAGAAGAAGAATATACGGAAGCTTCGACATCGTTGTTCCCGATAGATTTAACTGGAGTATATGCTGGTATGGCTGCCGATGCAATTGGTGAAAGTTACTGTACAACTGATTCTTGTGAAATTAAATTTATCAAGGACAATACAAAAGTATAGGTTGGTTTACTGTGTCGGATGACAAAAATTTTGATAAAATATTTTCAGAGATAACTTCTCCACAAAATATAGGCTCTATGCCGGGCATAGTTGGTGCTCTCTCGTTAAATAACGCAAGAGATTATTCTTTGTTTTTGTCTGAATTAATTACAGCTATACAGGAAATAAATTTAATTATAGTTAATCTTACTGAAGACTCTGATGAGCCATTTGAAATACCACTTGAAGTAGTACAAATCTTAGAAATGCTATATGCAAAGACGAAAGATTTCAACAACTATATGGTAAACTTGGATCAAGATGATATAGGATACTATATCTACATAGACGAAGAAGAAGATTATGACGATGAATCAGAAGACGGAAAATGAAGATTACGATAATAACGCAATACCTGTTTTAGATAAGGGTTATGTTAGATTAGTTGATGTTATGGGTAGTGACCTATCCGTAGTCAACGCCGCAAGAGCATCTTTTGCCAAAGAATCAAATGAGCTTTCTGTACAAGACGCAAGACTAATAGATTTTTTAGCAAGAGAAAATCATATGTCACCGTTCCGTCACGCATTTCTAACATTTGAATTTAAAGCTCCACTTATGGTTGCTAGGCAACATTGGAAATATGTAGTTGGATCAGATCATACAATGGATTCCTGGAATGAATCTTCGAGAAGGTACATAACTATGGATCCAGAATTCTATATACCTGGACCAGAACAATGGAGACTTGCTGCAGAGAATAAAAAACAAGGTTCTTCTGGGTTAGCTGGTCCATGGACTGGTTCTATATTAAATACGGAACTAAAACAATTGGTTGATAAGTGTGAATCTATCTATAACATGGCGCTTGAGCAAGGCATTGCTCCAGAGCAAGCTAGATTATTCCTGCCAGCATATGGCATGTACGTTACATATAGATGGTCATGCAGTCTTCAGTCTGTTGCCTTATTCCTAAATCAAAGATTAGGGGAAGAATCTCAAGTGGAGATTCAAGAGTATGCAAAAGCTGTATTCAATCTAACAAAAGAAAAGTTTCCAGTATCAATAGATAGACTGGTTTCGATACATGTATAAAAACATGCTATTGTTTATAGTATTTTCTTTTTTGATTAACTGGACTATAAGTTTGCAGATGTTAAATCAATCTTCTAAACAGAAAAGTATTAAATTTACAGCAATCGCACTGGCTTTGACTACGGGAACCATTGCAGGGTTTATAATTTCTCTTATATTATGACTGTAATATCTAAAAAAGATAGACAGTTCATGAAGATGTGTATCGATAGCTCAAAAACATTTTCTACTTGTGGTAAAAAACAATACGCAGCTATGCTGGTAGATGAATATAATCACATAGTTGGGTTTGGTTATAACGGTGGACCAAGAGGTTTTCTACACTGTAATGAAGGTGGCTGTAGACGCTTTCTTGAAAACTCAAAAAGTGGATCAGCATATGATAATTGCATAGCAATCCACGCAGAAGCAAATGCTTTACTTCATTCCGATTATAGTTCAAGGCCAAAAAAAATATATGTAAATGGTCCTCCTTGTTTTAGTTGCGCTAAGTTGATAGCCAACAGCACCTTAGATACTGTATACTATCTGTATGATTCTGACTATAAGAATTGGGAAGATGTAGAATCTTTTTTATTAAAAGCAAATGTACAGACTATAAGGATAGATAATGGCAGCCTCTAAATTAAATTATATTGTAGTATACAAAAACCACAGTCAGGTCTATGGTTGTTCTTCAAAAAAAATAGCTGTAGAATCACCTCCACCGGAGGGTTACACAAATGATGATAAGAGAATACTTTTTGCAACATTTGAACCAGACACAAGTTCTTTGTGTGTTTACCCTGTATCATTAGACGATATAGAAATTGAAGAAGTAAAAGTTAAGAAAGCTAAAAAGAAAAATGACTAAGAAAAAAGTAGAAAAAAAGAAAGTAAATATCAAACTTGAATCTGGGCAAACATATTTAATTACTTCTATAGATGAGATGTTGCAAATAGCAAATTCTTTGATACACTTAGCCTCTTCAATCAAGGATGAAAAAGACAAATTGTCTGTACTTAATTTAAGTGAAGAAGCAATAAAGGCAATGACCGAAAACAAATTTATAGGAGGATCTTCAGATGAAGATGAAGATTGGAATTAGTATTATAGTGGTGGCAGCATGTTCTTATTTGGTATATAATCAAAAAAGAAGAGTTAAAATTGATTACTTTAATAATGTTTCAGAAGAATACTTTAAAGAATACGCAAAAGAATATAATCCACAAAGTAGTTTCATAGAATTCTTTGATAAAGAAAATATAAAAGAAGCTTTTAGTAGATATGATAAATATTTAGATCTTGGTTTAAATAAAGAAGACGCATTTAAGTCCGTAGTAGAAGATAAGAGAAATAAATGATAGATTTATGTGTCGTAAACTACAACACTAGGCCACTCCTACAAAGGTTATTGGATAATTTACACAATGGCATGAGTATAGATAATAAGTTTTGGAATCTATATATAGCTGATAATGACTCCAGTGATGATACAGTCAACTGGCTAAAAGAAAATGACGATAGATATCAAATAGATAGAATAGATTTAAATAAAAATATTGGATACTCAGCAGCTATTAATAAGCTTGCAGCAAGAGGTGCCAACAACGTCATTGGCATTCTAAATGCAGACGTATGGTTTACCAACGAAGACATTAAAAAGATATGTCAAATTTTTAACCAAGAACCAGATGTCCATATCCTTGGCCCAAAACAAAGAGACGAATACGGCAATATCAAACATGCCGGTATAGTGGGTACCAATACGGAACCAAGACATAGAGGTTGGAATGAAGTTGACCGCGAAGATAATCTGTACAGAGATAGGGTTAATTGCGTAACAGTTTCCGGGTCTGCATACTTCATTAGAAGATCGGTCTGGAATGCCCTAACAAACGATGAAGAGTATAGAAAGATGTACCCCGATGCAATAGGAGCCTTCCTGCCAACGCCTCATTACTATGAGGAGACTTGGTGCTCCTACTTCGCACGTCATCGTGGCTACAATGTAGTGTATGATGGTAGCGTATCGATTGGTCATAGCTGGCACGCATCATCACCAAAACCAGGCGAAGGCTACAGCCACGCTGATGCCCAATTCAAAACAAGTCAATCAATATTTCGCAAAGCCTGCGATACTATAGGAATAGAAAGAGATTAAAATGTCAGATCAATTTAATGTTTACCTTTACAATGCAGAAGTAGTTAAGATAGTCGACGGAGATACTTTTAAGATTAAGATAGATCTTGGTTTTGAGGTTCACATTGGACCAAAGAGTGTCAGATTATATGGCGTTAATACACCAGAAAGCCGCACTACAAACTTAGAAGAAAAGAAGATGGGTCTTGCTGCAAAAGAGTTCACTGATCAATGGATCAAGAAAGCTAATAACAAAGTAAAGATCGAAACTATTTTAGACAAGAATGAGAAGTACGGTAGAATTCTAGCTAGAGTATGGAACGAAGCTGGCGAATGCCTCAATACAGAAATTGTTAAGGCTGGATTAGCTAGAGAGTACTTTGGCGTAGGCGATAAAACATTTGAGGAATTTAAGCCGGACAAAAGCATAACCTTACCCCCTTCCCCATTTGGTCGACCAGCATAAGTGATACGATATATACCATGCAAACATTCCTGCCATATCCTGATTTTAAAGAATCAGTTCGGGTATTAGATTACCGCAGACTTGGAAAGCAACGAGTAGAAACTTTCCAAGTCTTGAACATTTTACTTGACCGTACTCCATCAAAGGGTTGGCGTAATCATCCAGTCACTTTAATGTGGACCGGCTATGAATCAGCTCTACAGCTCTATCAGAATTACACTATTCAAGAGTGGATTAGCAGAGGTTATAAAAACACCATGCTGTTAGAGGAGATAGATATAGATTCAGTAGTTATGCCATCATGGTTTGGCTTAGAAGAATTTCATCGTTCACACAGATCAAATCTTTTGCGTAAAGATTACGAATATTATTCCCAATATTTTGACGAAGATCCTAATCTTCCATACTATTGGCCAGCTAAAGAGGTAGCTAATGCAAACTAGAGTGTTTTTATCAGGCGCTATAGAAGATGTCCAATCTGACTTTAAGCATAGTTGGAGAGATGAAGCTACTGCGCTTCTAGATCATAGAGGTTTTAAGGCAGTCAATCCAATGGACTACGCTCTTGAGGAAGAAGACTGTGAACCAAAAGAAATAGTAGATAAAAATCTCTTCTTGCAAAAAAGCTGTGACATTATTTTAGTAGAATACACATTACTCTATAGGGCGTACATTGGAACAGACTTTGAAATGACCTGGGCGCATCTAAATAATCAACCAGTAATTGTTTGGGCGCACCAAGATTTGCAGCATAGAAAATATCTTAAATTTCTTGCTACAAAAGTTGCAGATACTCTTGAAGAGGCTGTAGAATATATATCTAATACATATCCATCAACTAAATAAAGGAAATAATATGGCAGAAAATAAGTTCAACTATTTTGAAGTAACCACTTCTTATGTTGTTAAGGCCAAGAATAAGTCAGAGGCTGAAAAGGTAGTCCTTGGACGTCGTGGCGTTAAGGGCGAAATTATTACCAGTAAGACTAACGTAGATCGAATCTCGGCTGTAGAAGTCCGAGAAATGTTGGAGATCTAAGAATCCTATTAACTAGAGGGTAGCACTATTTACTTAGTGTTACCCTCTATAAACCTTAAGGAAAGTATATGATATACGCTCAAATGGTGGGCAGAAATGAAGAGGGAAGATTTCTAGAGGAAGTTCTAGAAAGGCTTTCACAGCAAGTAGATGGTATTGTTTTTACCGATGATTGCTCTACTGATAACACAGCTAAAATAGCAGAAAAATATTGTCACGTTTATTCAACTCCAGAGCAACTGTTCACAAAACATGAGGGTCAACTAAGAGCTTTTGCTTGGTCCAACATGTGCCAGCATGCAAAACTTGGTGACTGGATTGTGGCAATCGATTGTGACGAAATGCTGTATAATAAAAACGATATAGATAATCTTAATATCTCATCTGTTCTATCAAATTCGCCTTACGACGTTGCCAATGTTCGCTTTTACCACATGTGGAACGAGAATCAATGGCGCACAGATAAGCTATGGGCTCCAAATAATAGCAGTAGAATCTTCAGATTTAAAGAAAATGGTGGCTTCGCCAATAGGAAATTAGCCTGTGGTTCAGAACCTACATATGTAGTTGACTGGATTGCACAAAGAAACTTCTGGATTGACTCAGGTTTAGTCATGAAACATCTTGGATATGTAAGAGATGAAGATAAGATCTCTAAGCATCAAAGGTATTCGACTTTAGACGGTGGAGAATTTCACGCATTAAATCATATTAACTCAATAATAGACCCAAATCCAGTCTTGATTGACTGGGGAAATTTCTTAAGGTAGGAAAAATGAAAAAAGATATTAGAATTGCAACACACGCACAAACAATTCAATCGCTAACTTTAAAAATGCTATCCAAGGAACGTTTTGCTTACGTTAATTTTCCTCGATCAGCACTCATTGCTATGGGTAGTCCAGATATGAAGAAAGCTTCTAAGGACTTTAGTGATTCAATAAGTAAATCATTTAGCATTAATGATAAGAATTTTATGAAAGGAATACCTTTAGCTTTTGTAAATTCTAATGATTCAGATAATGAATTAGATTATTCAAAAGTGGATTCTAATCAGAGATACTATAACTCAACAACACTTGAAAACTACTTCAATAATAATGAAGTAGCTTTTACATCTTTTGTAGACTTTTATATAAGAAATACCCCATATGTTGTAGTTACATTTCATGATAGAAAAGTAATTACAAGGGTTCTAGGATCACCTGTGGACACAATTTATGTTCCATATAATGATTATTATGATAAGTTAGATTCTATAATTGAAACTTTGGCAACCTATACCGGTAAAGTTGATACAGTTATTTTGGATTGTCCGCTACTTTCTGCTGCTTTAGCTGGTAAGATATGGGACGAATTGAATTTTTCTATAATAGATTTTGGGAAGGTAATCGGTTTTGCTCGAGCAAGATTTAGCAATAGGATTTCCCAAAATGAAAAAACAGATTGAAGACAAAGAAGATGATCTATTTTTAATAGATCTTTTATTTGAATCAGATCTAACCATTTCAGCTATAGCCAAAGAACTTGGTTATTCATTTGCTCAGTTAAATAAAAAAATTAATTCACTTGGTCTTTCTTGGATTAAAGAGCAAAAGAAAAAAACATCAAGAGGTCAAGCTGCACTTACTCAGGCAATGCAAAAGCTTTTTCCTGGACAAAAGATCATAAACGAACATCACATAGGTGAGCGTTTAAGAATCGATGTATTCTGTCCAGAATATAGAATAGGTGCAGAGTTTCATGGTAGGCAACACTTCTATTATACTGAAAGATTTTTTGAATCAAAATATGATTTTATTCAAGCTCAAAAAAGAGATGAAAGAAAATTAGAACTTTGCAAGCAAGAAGGAATAACATTAGTTGTATTTAGATACAATGATGAGCTGAGTGAACAAGCTGTTTATGATAGACTATTACAGGCGATAAGATTAAGTCCTCATGTTCCAGAGAATATAAAAACGAATAAGAAGAGCATTACTCAAAATAAATTTTATCAGGATAGAAAAAAGCAATACAACGAAAGAAAGAAAGAGACATATAAAAAAATGAAAAAGAGAAGAGATAATCATGAGTGATATTGAATCTTCTCCCGTAACTCAACCAATTGAGTATCAGATATTTGCTCTTTCATTTAGAGAAAAGGGAGCAATATCTTACTTTAAAGATAATCTAGATCCACAGATTGTTGGGATTAACGATAATCAACACGGTGTTCATGAATTCTATAATGCTCTTTTGTCATATGTTTCTAGTACAGATCTAGATATAGTCGATCCAATAGTATTTAAGAATTGGATACAACTAGAAAGCCGTGTCTTTGAGGCGCTCAATGGAGACGAGGGAGTTAATGCTCTTATGAGCGTCCTCTCTGATATGCAGCTGGCTAGCCCTGAAGCTGTTGTTCAGGTTCTTAAACATAAAGATAATAAAATTAAACAGAAAAACTATTTAAAAGAGTTAGAAATAATTATAAGCCAAAAGGGTATAAAAACAGAAGAAGATCTTGCGAGAATGTCTGAGATTTCTAATCTCATTAATGATCTAGAGAACAGTGCTAGTTATGATCCGCTTGATGGAGTTGTAACGGCTAACCAAATAATAGAAAAGATTGACTCACTATTAGACACTCCGGACTTCTTGCCAACTCAATTTAAGTCTTTGAATAGAGCAATGGGCTACACCAATGAGGGAGGCTTCTTTAAGGGGGCGGTACATGCGATCATAGCAGCTTCTGGAAAGGGAAAGAGTACGTTTGCTAAGTGTCTAGTCAATAACTGGTTAGATTGTGGATATAAAGCTTTATACATAAACTTCGAAGAAGCTAGAAATCACTGGGAACGCATATTAATGACCCAGATAACTGGCAAGAACGTTTATTCAGAAGTGGATAAATGGTCTGAAGAAGAAAAAAATAAACATATTAAAACTTTTACAGATAAGTTAACCGAATGGGGTGATCGTCTAATGGTCAAGCATGACCCAGACACTCCATATTTTGAGGACCTAGAAAGCTGGCTAAGAGATATCTTAATCCAGGGTGAACACATGCCGGACGTCATAGTTATTGACACTATCCAATCAATGTTTACTAGATCTAAGGGTAAAGCTAGATGGGGTGAATTTGAAGAAATGATGGTTCGTCTTGAAAAAATAGCTAGAGACATGAACTGCGTATTGATAATCACTGCGCAAGAAAACTCAAATAGAATGAAAGAAAAAAGAGAAATAGTCATGCAGTCAGACACTGGTGGTTCTCTAGCTATACAGCAAAAGTGTGCAGTAACTATATTTATCACAGAAAAAAAATTAGTTAGTGGTGATGATTCGGAAGATGAAAATGTAATGCAGTTACAGATACCAAAGAATAGAATTACTGGTTCAACATTTTCTTATGAGCCACCACTGGTTAGATATGTCGATTCCAAAAAGTCTTACGTAGAGTACGAAATGGTTACACCCGCATCCTATGATGCCTCATCAATTTTAGATGACTTATTAAACAATGGAGATTTTAACTAATGAAATTAATTACACCAGAATCCCTAAAGGATTTTCAAACCTGCTCATTACTTTACGACTATAGATATAATCAAAAACTACCAGAGTCAATAGGTGGTAGAGATCTATTGTCTATTAGATTTGAAAATACTTTAAAAGAAATTATATATTACTTCTTTTATAAGAAACAAGGTGGCTACACACCCTCGTATGCATCGCTTTTGAATAGATGGGAAAAGCTTTGGTTTGCCGATAACGTTTCATCGTACGATATCATGACAGAGCAACACGAAAGTGCATATGGAAACAGCGCTAGCCTTACGACCAAAGCTGCTTCTGCTCTATTGTCTTTCTATGAAAACTTTTCAGACGAAGAATACATACCGATTGCAATAAATGAAGATTGCATTATGCCAGTCACCCCAAAGGTTAAGATAAAAGACAAATTTGATATAATCCTTTATAAGAATAATAAATATTATGTTATTAAGATAATGTTTAACTATAAGAATAGTCACCAATATATGTATCAAGTAAACTTTGCTACGATGTACAATGCGTTTGCGGTAAAGCATGGTGATAGAATTTCTAAAGCATCTTTTGGTTATATAGATTTATTAACGTCTAAAGTTTCTTTTGTTGATTTTGAAATAACAAAAGAAGATCTTGATTCTTTAAGATTTTGGGCTGATGAATTAGAGC